TACCATATTTTAATCTAAAAGCGTTATTATCTTTATTATTATTATTTGTCTCATGCACAATGATTTATCATCCAAAAAAATAAAACTATGGCACTTGTACTTGTTGGATGTGAAGAATCCCAGGCGGTGTGTATCGCTTTCAGAGAGAAAGGACATGAGGCTTATTCCTGCGATATTATCCCGTGCAGTGGCGGACATCCGGAATGGCACCTTCAAATGGATGTTTTTGAGGCAATAAAATTGAAGAAATGGGATATGATGATAGCGTTTCCGCCATGTACTTATTTATCAAGTGTTCAGACTTTTATATGTAGAAAAAATCCTGAAAGAGTAATTAAAAGAATTGAGGCTGCTATGTTTTTTATGAAGTTATACAATTCAGAAATTCCAAGAATTGCTTTAGAAAATCCAACAGGAGTAATGTCTCATATTTTTAGACCGGCAGATCAAGTTATCCATCCCTATTATTTCGGAGATGATAGATTTAAAAGAACATGCCTTTGGTTAAGTAATCTACCTATATTAAATCATTCACCTTCAGTAGATTTATTTAACAATAAAACGCATAAAAAACCAAAAGATTATAAATATTCTTACGTTCAAAAATCAACTGGCAAAACTAAATATGTCAGGGATGTTAATACGCCTTTTTTATCATCATTGGAAAGAAGTAAGTTAAGCCCTTATATTGCAGCCGCTATGGCAGATCAATGGTCACCATTATTAAAATAAAAAACTATGCTAATCTTTAACATTTGTTTTCTCAGGAAACTATTCCGGCGCCGGTTCAGAAGGAATACCGGAAAATTGATGACTTATATAAATATAAAAAGATGAGTGAAAAAATACTACACAGACAAGTTTGCACTTATTTAAAAATGCAATATCCGGGAATATTATTTAATTCAGACCTTGCCGGGTCAATGAAATTAACTATCGGTCAAGCAACGGCAATGAAATCTTTACGTTCAGACAGGGGATTTCCTGATATTGCTATTTATGAACCTCGAAAAAGTCATCATGGGCTTTTCATTGAGCTCAAAAAAGAAGGAGAGGTTGTTTTTAACAAGAAAGGATTCCCTGCAACACCTCATATCGCTGAACAATTTTTAATTATGGAGCGATTAAAATTAAGAGGTTATAAAGCTGAATTTGCAGTTGGATTTGATGAGGCAAAAAGAATAATAAATGAATATATGAGATGAGCTTTATCTGTGACCACCGGGGCAAAGCCCTTTATTGCCAGGTCTGTAAACATGGATCAAACCATTCCCTGCACGTCTGGGGCGATTTGACAGAATCAAACCCTTTCGGCATTATTTTAAAGGATTGCCGGGAGCCTTCGGGATGTTCTGTTATCGGGGAAGATTGCCAATGCGTTGAAGAAATTATGGAATTTATTCCATGATAAAAATCATGTTTTAAGAACAAACTAAAAATTACTTTTGAAATAAAAATCTATGGACTATAATGATTTTATTGAAAGCAAAAAACACTCAGTAATTAACTTTGGATTTGACCCTTTATATTATAATGATTATTTATTTGACTTTCAAAAATATATTAGCGAATATGCAATTAAAAAGGGACGGGGTGCTATATTTCTGGATACAGGATTAGGTAAGACATTAATTGAATTAACAATCGCTTATAACTATATTCAGAAAACAAATAAACCAGTTTTGATAATTACACCTTTAGCAGTTGCAAACCAATTTATTAAAGAATCTGAAAAATTTGGGATCCCGGATGTTGAACACACAAAAGACGGGAAGTATAAAAAGAAGATCATTTTAATAAATTACGAGAGGCTTCATTATATTTCTCCTGATGACTTTGATTGTGTAATTCTTGATGAAAGTTCAATACTTAAAAACTTTGATGGCGCAATAAAACAACAGGTTACTACTTTTTTAAAGAAAGTCAAATATAGATTTTTAGCAACTGCCACTCCTTCACCGAATGATTATATTGAACTTGGAACCAGTTCTGAAGCTCTCGGATATATGGGGTATATGGATATGCTTTCAAGATTCTTTAAAAATAATCAAAATAATGTAGCAAAATTAAGTCAAATATCAAAAGCAAGACAAGGAGAGGAATGGTATTTAAAACCACATGCAGAGAATGATTTTTGGCAATGGGTTGCAAGTTGGTCTATTTCAGCTAAAAAACCTTCTGATTTAGGATTCAATGATGATAAGTTCATATTGCCTAAACTTCATGAAATTGAAACTATAATCAGAAATGAAAACCCGCTAACTATAAACGGTCAGGCTCGATTGTTTGCTCAGGCTGCGGTTGGATTTAAAGAGGTTAAACAGGAAGCTAAGTCAACTATCCGGCAACGGTGCGAAATAGCAGTAGAGAAAGCAAAAGAACATCCTATATCTGTATATTGGTGTAACTTGAATGATGAGGCCGATACACTTTTAGAACTGGATAAAAATGCTATTGAGGTTCGGGGTAATATGGATATTGATAAAAAAGAAGATATCCTTTTAAACTTTGCAAAAGGTAACATTAAGAAACTTGTAACTAAAACAAGTATAACAGCCTTCGGATTAAACTGGCAGCACTGCAACCATACAACCTATTTCCCGACATACAGTTACGAACAATATTACCAAGCTATAAGAAGGTTCTGGAGGTTCGGGCAAAAATATCCGGTAACTGTGGATCTGATTTTGTCAGACGGTCAAGAGAGAATTATGCAAAGCCTATTAATCAAAAGAGATAAGGCAATAAAGATGTTTGAGAAACTTACACAACAAACTAATTCAGATTTTACTATAAAGACAAAAGAATTTAATAAAGAAATAATTTTACCAAAATTTCTATAAAAATAAATACATAAATATAGTTGTATATTAAATAAATGTATTTATATTTACATCATAATTAAATACTCAAAATTATGATACGGACAACTTCATTAAAACACTACAAAGAATTAAAGGCAAAAGGTATTAGTGTTGAATTAGTTACAAAACAAGACCTGAAAAAATGAAATATTATAAAACTATTCAGGTAGAAGGTAAACAAGTAAGGCTTCATAGGTATCTAATGGAGCAAAAAATTGGCAGGAAGCTTTCATTTAATGAAATAGTACACCATAAAAACGGTAAAATATTTGACAACTCTTTAGAAAATCTTGAAATAATTAGTAGGGGTGAACATATTAAATTACACCCTGAAGTATTAGAGGCATGGAAAGAAAGTAATACATACAAGTTTAATAATAATGATATAATAAAAATGTATGAAACAATGTCTATTCAAAAAATATCTGAATACTTTGGAGTAGCTTCTATGACTATATGGTATAGACTTAAAAAAGAAAATATAAAAACCCATAAACCAGGATATAAATATGAAAAACGTTAAAGATCAATTACACAAAGAGGAATATAGTATTTTTAATGGAGATTGCATGGAGGTAGTTTCTGCGATGCCGGATAACTCTATTGATCTATCCTGCTACTCGCCCCCCTTCGCTGGGCTTTACAATTATTCCAGCTCAGAAAGGGACTTTTCAAATTGTGAAAGCAAAGAACAGTTTTTAGAGATGTATTCCTTTTTAGTTAAAGAAATGGCACGAGTAACAAAACCAGGTCGAATAAACGCTGTTCATGTTACAGACGTTCACACCAATACTGGACGCCTTTGGGACTTTCCTGGTGAGGTAATAAAGATACATGAATCCTTTGGGTTTGAATATCACAATCGTATAACCATTTGGAAGGAACCTTTGAAAGTAAGAATGAGAACAATGGTTCAAAGTCTTATGCATAAATTTATTGTTGAAGATGCTACAAAATGTTTCCCTGCAATGCCGGATTACGTTCTTATATTTAAGAAGCATGGAGAAAACCAAACTCCGGTAACACATATAAATGGACTTTTAGACTTTCCTTATTTCGGGGAAGTTCCATTTTTAGAAGCTCATAAAGAAACATACGGTAATTATAATGACTTTCGCAAAAAGTGGATAGGATTTACAGGTGATCAAAGAGAAAACAAATTAAGTCATTTAACATGGCAAAGATATGCTTCTTCTGTTTGGGATGATGTCAGAATAGATAATGTGCTTCCATTTAAAGACAGTAAAGAAGAAGATGATGAAAAGCACGTACATCCTTTGCAGTTAGATGTAATTGATAGGATTGTTTATTTATATACAAATCCTAAAGAAGTTGTTTTAACTCCGTTTATGGGGGTAGGATCAGAAGTATTTTGTTCTGTTAGTCAAGAGCGTAAAGCGATAGGAATTGAATTAAAGGATAGTTATTATAAGCAGTCTATTCTTAATTTAAGAGAAGCAAAAGGAAGATTTTTACATACTGAACAAAAAACTATATTTGATGCAGACTAAAAAATATTCCTTATTAGAATCCATTACCAATACCTTAACTGGTCTTTTTGTAAGTTTTGGGATACAGTTAATAATTTATCCTTTACTTAATATACCGGTTAAACTGAGCCAGAATATAATTATTACCAGCGTTTTCACTTTAGCGAGTATTTCGAGAGGTTATATAGTAAGGAGAATATTTTCATTTTTTACAGAAAAATAAATAAATTATTATTATCTTTGAAAGCAGATAGTCAGGGGTCATGTCCTGATGAAAGGGGAAACCGAAACCTTTCTGCTTTCATTTTTCGGCACATTAAATTCGGAAATATGACAGGTATTTATAAAATTGAATCAAATATTAGTAATCGTATTTATATTGGAAGTGCTATAAATATTATTCAGAGATGGAAATTACATAAAAAAACCTTAAAAAAAGGGACTCATCATTCAATTAAGCTTCAAAGGCATTATAATAAATATGGTAAAAAGGATTTGCATTTTTCTGTTTTATTAGGGTGTGATAAAGAAGAATTAATTAAAAAAGAACAGTTTTTTATAGATTCATTTAACCCATATTTTAATATATGTAAAAAAGCTGGCAGTCCGTTGGGTGTAAAACACTCAATAGAATATTGCAAAAAATTGAGTGAAATGAGAAAAGGGAAATTAGGAGGCATAAATAATCCGATGTATGGTAAACATTCAACAGCAGGAATAAGAAATGGGATGTATGGTAAAAAACATACTGACGAAACTAAACTAAAAATGCGTAGTAGAATAGTAACAGATACTGAAAGAATTAATAAAAGTAATGCACATAAAGGATTAAAGCACTCAAAAGAAACTATTGAAAAAATATTAGCATCCAGAAGAAAATTTTATAAAAATAAAAAACTTCAGGAGAATTTTTAACAAATTAAGGAAATAATTCTTGCAGGATTGAAATAATTTGTATCTTTGAGGTGTAAAACGTGACGATATGGATAAAGAAGTTACATACATTAAAATATTGCCTCCGGGCATCAGATACCAGAATAAGGTTAGTCACGTTTCCTGTTCTGGTTTTTCTTTTGTTTGGAGGCATCTTTATTTAAGATATTATGAAATATAAAACCTATGCAGACAAGTTAAAACATCCTCTTTGGCAAAGGAAGCGTCTTGAGATTATGAAAAGAGATGGATTTCAATGTAAAAAATGTGGAGACACTGAAAGTCCTTTACATGTTCATCATAAAAAATATATTGAGGGTAATGATCCATGGGATTATCAAAATAAATTTTTAATAACTCTTTGCGAGGAATGTCATGAAGAAATAGAGGATATTAAAAAAGATTTTCCAGATTTAGATTATTCAAAAATAACAATTTACAAATCAAATAATTGGACTGGTGGAAATAGAATAATGTTTGCAACACGTAAGGATATTCTTTCAATGAGAATATTTAACCCTGATGGGAAATATATTATTGGTTTTAATTTTCGTGATGATATTAATTATATGGCGCAACTTATTAAAAAAGTGCAAAAATATATTCCTGATAGTATAGTTGAAGATAAACAAGATTTGATAAATATTTCATGATTGATTATAGATATAGAATTAATGGATTTGAGCAGATTAAATCATTTTATTCTTGGCTTTTTAATAATCAAGATAAAAATATAAGCACATCTCATGTGAGTTTGTATTTATTTTTAATTAACCAAAATAATCGCAATAATTGGGTTGAGTGGTTTAAATGTCCTTATGATTTAGGCATGTCTGGAAGTTGCATAGGAAGCCGAAATACGTATTATAAGTGTCTGGAAGATTTAAAAAAATGGGAATTAATTGATTATCAGAAAGGTATTAATAATTATAAGGCTCCATTAATTAAATTATGCCTGTTTAAAAATGAGCAACTAACTGAGCAAGTACCAGTACCGCTAAGTGAGCCACTGACTGAGCCACTGACTATGCCGCTAAGTGAGCCACTGACTGAGCATATATATAAACTATTAACTATTAACTTAAAACGAATAACAGATAACCTTTCTGATGTGGTGAAATTTTTAGACACTTTAGAAAAAGATAAAATTGTAATTGATTATGATTTTGTCGTAGAAAATTATCATTCATTATGTCCAAAAATGAATAAAGTACAAATTATAAATGATACAAGAAAGGGTTTTATAAATGCCAGGGTCGGAGAATTCGGAATGGAGAAAGTAATTTCAGTTATCAGGATAGCCGGGGAAAGTGATTTTTTGAACGGTAAAAATGACAAGGCATGGAAAGCTGATTTTGAATGGATATTAAGACCGACAAATTTTGTTAAGATTATGGAAGGAAAGTAT